GGTATTGGTCAGCGCAAAGCTATTGGTATATTGGTTGACCGTCACTGCCACATTATCAAGCGTGCTGTCGCCGCTTTCAAAGTTGGATGCGTTGGTTTGAGTTGTGCCGCCAGCGGTCGCGATTGGCACCTGAACAGTGCGGCGAGGAGCGATGGAGTCAGCAGAGAAATCCTGCGAGAAAGCGTTTAGCGGAGCCAAACGGGATTGCAGAACGGTGATTGCGGTGTCGCGGAGGACATCGGTAACAAGTGCGGAGTCGAATGTGTTAGCCATGGTTGTTGATTATTGGGTGATTAGTTGATTCCAGTTTTTCTCGCGGAAGGATTGACGTTCTGCGGGAGTTTTAAGAGCATTGTATTGCTCGCGAATAGAAAGTTCAGAGCCTGCATTGTCCACGTTCTCTAGTGCGGGAACGCCAGCAGATGCGAGGATTTCAGCGGCTTTAGATGCTGCCGATGCTTTAACTACTTCGATCTCAGAAGCGAGAGCGTCACGCTCGGTTTGTGCTTTGATCAAAGCCTCGCTTGCGGCGTCATGCTCAGCGGTCAATGTTGAATAGCTGTTTTTGGCTTCGGTCAATTCGCTGATTGCGTTTGCAAGGTCGTTTTGAGCCTCCACCAGTTGTGCCGAAATTTCGGTGATCTGATTTTCAGCATCAGCAAGCGATGTTTCTAATCCGCTCACTTTTTCCACAAGGGCGGCGTCTGGTTTGAATTTATCGAGAATGCTCATCGTTTTTGTTTTCGTGTCAAAAATTTCATCGGCAAATCCCATTTCGATTGCGTCACTTGCCTTGATCCAAGTTTCAGCGAGCATCATTTTTCTGATGTCGTCTTTATCTTTGCCCGTGCGCTCTGCGTAAATTGCCGCAATGTCATCGCTGATTTCATCCAGCATGTCGGCAGTTTTGCGGAGTTGCTCAGCGTTTCCATGCTGCCCCGCGCTTGCGTCATGAATCATGATTCTACCATTGCTTGCGATCTGAATGCGGTCTGCTGCCATGGCGATAACGGAAGCCATAGATGCCGCCATTGTGTTGATTTTTGCCGTGACCTTTACGCCTCGCGCCGATAGTTCGCGCATGGAGTTGTAAATGCGATAGCCGTCAAATACGCTTCCGCCGGCGCTGTGGATCTCGATTTCGAGAGTATCGACCGCGCCATCTGCTGATGCTGTGACTTCTCCGAAGGAATAGCACGCATCAACTGCCGCCATACCATAAACCTTGTCGATCTGCTCGATAACTTCGTCCACGCTTAATTTGTGGACGCTATCGTTTAGTTTAACCTTTGCTGCTTTGTTTTCAATCTCGATCATATTGTTTGCTTTTAGTTGTTTTTGTTTTGAGTTTGCCCACGATTGACCAGCATCGCCGCCCCACAATGCCCATGCGATTCGTCCTGCCGATGGGTAGCCTTGCTCGCCTTGTCGAAATCCTTCAGCTTTTTTATCAACTTCATGCCGAGCGAAATAGGAAACCATGCGCCCGATCGTGTCGGGAGATAGCGTTGCTCGGTTGCTGATGTCGCGAGCGCGTGCAACTCCGATCTCGGTGCCGCCTCGCCCGTATTCACGCCGCCATTCAAGACCACGCTTAGCTTCGGCTGCCATTTCCTCAGTTGGTTGCAGGTTGATTGCCATCTGGTTGTGCTGTTTCGTTAGGGGTTAGCATCGCCATTTCGCGATCTTCAATTTGAATGCCGTCTGGCAACGCGCTGTTTGCGTTTGCGACTTTGACCTTTTGCATGACAAGGTAGTTGATCCGTTCGTCGATGTGATCCTCTGGAGTTTTGCCAAGGTAACCGAGAACGTCATTAGGATTCAAAAATCCAGCTTTCCACATCTCGATCAATTCCTTGCTGACTCGCCCGTCATCAATGGTGATTTTTTTCGGGTAGCTGAATTTCCAGCGATACCATTGATCGTTTGCTGGCAAATCACCGCGCTTCATGAACTTGGCAACTGCATAGCCAACCATGCGCTTAGCTGCGTATTCCAGCAAATCCTGACGATCTTCGACTGCACGTTGTGCGCGTCCAAGGTCAGCCCGTTCTGCTGTGCCTTGACCCGTGGCGTGCCAAATCATCGAATACGGCCAGTTCATGCCAGCAAGTGTCTTGCGATAGATTCGATTTTGGAATGACTCCCACATGTCGCCAGGGCGATCGTTCTTGATCGTTTCCAGCTTGCCTCCTGACTTGGCAGCAAAGTAACGGATTTGCCCGCCTTGGTATGACTCCTGAATGATTCCCTTTTCGCCGCAAGATGATGGTGAGCCATTTAGCACGTTCATCGGGTCATCTGGATCTGGTAATCCTGTGTCGTTGTATTCGATAAGACCAATGCTGGAAAGCATTAGCTGCGCGTGACGTTCCCAATCGTGAGACTGCAAAGCATCGCGGAGGTCGTTGAGTGCGTGTGTCGCTGCTGGCAATCCGCGCCCTTGTTCTTGAAAACTCGGATCGTAAAGATGGATGCAATCGCGAGCTGATAGGTATTGAATCAGCTTCTGATCTTCATCGACATAACAGAAGGCAACTGGTGATCCTTTGCTGTAAATAACGCCGTCTGTCAGCGTCAATCCTCGGTAAGCTCCCGTTGTCAGCTTGCCATCGCGGAAGTCTTGCGGTGTTGAGATTCTGTGACTCGGAATGTGCTGGATCCGCGGATAGTCATCATCGGTTTTTGTCAGTAGTATAAATGCTTCGCCATCTCGATCAATCGCGCATGAAATTTGATACAAGCTCGTTTTGAAATCGTGCATCCCGCCTTTCACATCGCAGACGCCATACCATTCATCATTGATCTTTTCTTCTGCGAGCTTTTGCCATTCAGTGTCCTTGGCTTGCGATTGCGCTTGCCATGATCTACCGACCGAATACATCGCCTTTTGCTGGATCGCTCCAATCAAAACGCCTTCATTGGTGTAAAGTCTGCGCGATGCTGAAACAAGCGTTTTGCGATCCCACGAAGGAATCAAAGTGCCGATGTCTCGCATTTGCACTGGCTCCCATGGTCGCGCCGTTGTGTTGCGTTGCGCTCCTTTTGCGAATTTATATGGCTCTCCGAATTGGTTTACGATCATAGTTGAAATCCTCCCACAGCTTTGGATGCTGGACGAATGCCGCGTTTGATAAACCCAATCGCGGAGTTAATAACTGTAAGCCGTGTTGTCTCTGGCAAAGAAACCAGCACAGAATAAGAAATGCCGTTTTTCTGACTGTTTGTCAGAGTATTCCCGCCGCCTTTTGACAACATACCAGTGAGCGCAGCGGTTCGCGCCGCGATAAGTGATTGCAAAATGCTTGGGTCGTCTTGTGCTGCGTCATAATACGCTTTGATAAGACTAGCGGCGGAAGTGTCCATGCTTCTTGCCGTGTGTCAAAATTCACACCTCGATCTCTGCTTCTGGGCTGCCAATCAATCCGAGAATTGATGCTAAAACTACCTGCATCGCTTCGCAGTCAACGGCGTGGTTGTCATTGTGCCTCTTTTTCCATAACGCTGTTTTGCCTTCTCCGCGCCTAACCTCCGCGTCGATCTGCCGCAAGTATTCGCTTCCAGCATCATCAGGGATTTCCCATTTCACACCTTGCCCTGTTCTGAGCTGGTGCAGGGTGTCCTTGATTGCCAAGTTGGAGAAGAAGCAAACCATGGTTTTTGCGCCGTTCGATCCTTGGACGGTTTGAAAACGACTGTATGATTTTTGAATCATCTTTCCCGATTGCGTTCGGTGAGGGTAGTTGTCTCGCTGGTCGCCGCGCAATGCTAGCCATCCATATTGTGCGCACCGTTTGTAAACCTCATCTTTTTGATATCCGCAGTCGATGACGGTTTTTCGACTTTCGACTTTGTATTGCTCTTGTATCTGCTTCACCCGATCCCATGTGTCGATTTTTCCATACCACAGCATCCGAGAATCTCCGTTGCTAGTCCATGACCTAACACATGCCCAGAAGTGATCTTGTTGGCGGTCGATTGTCATAAACCTGACATGCTCATCCTCCCATGGCTCGCCATCTGCAAAATCATTCACAGAATAGCCGCCGCCAGTCAGCTCTGGTCGCTCATCCTCTTTTTGATCGTTC